CAAGCGACAACGCACGGGTAAGCGTCATCCTTCACGGCGGAGAGTGCAGAACCCAGGCCACGGAGCAAGCAACCATAAAAACAACCGACAAACGAAAGTAACATGGCATTAAAACAGAACTTAATATTAAACCTTCCCTTCGACGAAGCGGACGGTTCTACCGTAGCCTACGACTTCGCGGCTAACCGCCACGACGCCGAAATAACGGGCTGTCCTTTCGTGGCGGGCAAACAGGGCAACTGCATACGCTTCCCCGGCGAAGGCTACGCGGAAGTTCCGGCGAACGTGATACCCCTAAGCGGCAATTTTACTATTTTGGCGTGGGTCAAGGCGAACGAATACGCCGACGGAGTAACCGGGCGTCGAATTGGTATGTTCTGCAATACCGACCAATTAGAAGGAAGCCGCATAATTTGGATAGACGTTATCCCGGAAAGTTGGGGCTTCATAACCATCAAGAAGGCGGGTAACACCGTAACGCTTTACTTAGACACGCAGCGAGTAAGTAGCGTTACCCTTCCCGGAACGCTTACCGGGTTGGCCCTTATTCAAGACGTCTACGGCACCGAATACGCCTACGCGGATGTGGACGATGTGAAGGTTTATAACGTCGCCCTTTCGGACAACGATATAGCCGAGAGCCTTAACAATGTTTCGCAACTTGAATACTACCTTAGCGGGGTCAACTTCCGCGACCTCGGCATAAGGGTGGAAAGTTCTACGGGCGTCTTAGACCAGCCGAAGTTAAAAATGGCGGCTTCGATTGATTGGCCCGACTACCACGGCAAAGTAGTAGACCTGTCAAACAAGCGGTACGAGGAACGCGAAATAACGCTTAATTGCTGGTGCAAGGCTTCGGGTAAAATAGACTTCGTGGAGCGAATGAACCGACTTTACGAACTTTTACAAGCCGACGGAACCGCCCGCCTTATGATAAGCATCCACCCGACGAAGCCGCTACTTTACGAAGTCTACGCTTCCGACGGCGTGGCCCCGTCGAAGCGTTGGCACAACGACAAGATGATAGGCACATTTAGCCTTAAACTACGCGAACCCGACCCCGTGAAGCGCGTAGTTCGCCACCAACGAATCAACGAGGCGAGCCGCGAAGTTACCATAGCCCTGAAGACCGACAAAGTAGTTACGGTTTATTGGGGCGACGGAACCGTTAGCGAAGACCTCTACGGCGACTATACCGGGACTAAGACGTTAAAACACACCTACGCCGAAAACGGCGTTTATTACGTCATTGTCGCCGGAGTAGTCGAGGAAATAACCGACTTTTCCACCAACGGCATCATCGTATGGAACAGATTATAATCCACCACGCGGACGGAAGCGAAACGCCGCTTTTCAGCCGTAAGAACGTCAGCGGAATCAGTAAGGCGACCCAAAAAACCGCCTTACTTTCCGACGACGCGGTAACTATTGGCGTTTCGTCAGCCGTACCCCTTCCCGTCGGCATAGGCGACCGTATAGAAGTCTACGGACGCACATACAAGGCGAACCAACTGCCGCAGCCCACGAAAAACGGGCAACGGCGGTTTGAGTACGACATCACGTTTGAAGGCTTGCAGTACGATTTAATAGACGCACAATATAAACTGCCCCCGGACGCCTACGGCGACACCTATTACAGCGACCTACACGGACATTTGACCGTATTAGTATGGAATGCCAACCGCGTACAGCCGAATAAGTGGCATTTAGGCGACTGCCCGGCGACAGGAGCGACAGCCTACAAAAACATAAATACGGCAAGCCGGAACTGCCTACAAGTCCTTCAAGACATTTGTAGCGAATGGGGCGTAGAATTTGAGATAACACCCGGCGACGGCTTCAATACTATCAACATTAAGGAGAAGGCTGGAATTACCCACCCGTTTACACTTCGTTACGGGCGGGGTAAAGGGCTTTACAACCTTAAACGCACCAACGTCAACAACGCCGGGATAACTACGCGCCTTTTTGTCTACGGGGGCCAGGATAACCTCGGACGTAACTACGGACATACGCGCCTGTGCCTTCCCGACACCGACCGCCTTACTTCATACTTAGAGGACGCCACCGCGAAAGCAAAGTACGGCACGAAGGAAAACGAAAAGTTATACGACATTAAGCCGGAGCGCGTCGGCAAGGTAACAGCCCTCGGCGCGGATGAAATAACCTTTTCGGACACCACGCAGGGAGATAACGCCATGTTCGACCTTAACGCCAAAGGATCCGACGGAAGCACCCTTTACCTATTGGGCGACGTAGCCGCAAAAGTCAAGTTCCAAACCGGGCAGTTGGCGGGCTACGAATTTGACATACACTCCTACGACCATGCTACCCGAACCTTCGTACTTAAACGCTTCACGGACGAAAACGGTATGGTATTCCCGTCCGCTACGGCCGGAGCCTTCCAAATTAGCGTTAACGACGAGTATATTATTACCGAGATACAACTGCCCCAAAGTTATATAACCGCCGCCCAAAATAAACTTTTAGAAGCGGCAACCAAGGACTTCCCGGCTATGACCCAGCCACAAGTAAGTTATAAACTTACCATAGCGGAAGACTTCTTTACCGCGATGTTCGGGCGCGAGGTGGAAACCGAGATTTTGCACGTCGGCGACTATATTAACGTCGAGGACGAGGATATCGGCGTAAGCAAGGCGGTACGAATAGTTAGGATAGAACGCAACCTATTGAAGCGGCACTCCTACGACATTACCCTAAGCGACACCGTAACGAAGTCTACTACCGTCCGCGTCCTTAACGAGATTGAGGACATCAACGAAGTTATAACCATAAACAAGTTAGCAGACCCCGCGAAGGCCCGCCGCCGTTGGCTTGCGACCCAAGAGCTGCTAAACATGGTTTTTGACCCGGAAGGCGATTATTACAGCGAGAAAATAAAGCCCCTTTCGATTGAAACGCAAATGTTGAGCGTTGGCGCAAAGTCTACCCAGTTCACGCTCCAAAACATTACGTTCCAACCGAACTACAACAAGAACCCGAATACGCTTTACGTTTCAAGCGGGCGGCTCGTTCATTACGCCATAGAAGAAACTATAAGGACGTGGGTATTATCGTCGGCGACCTATTCCGGGCTTAACCCGTCGGCCGCCTACTTCATTTACGCCAAATGTTCCACCACGGGCGGGGGCGGACAAATTATCCTTTCCTCGCAGGCTATAAAAGTGGAACAGGAAGCCGGGTATTACAACTTCCTTATAGGAGTTCTTAACAGCGTCGTAACCGACGCAGGGGGCAAGAACCCCGGCCGATTGGTAAGCCTTACCTACGGAAGCACGACTATAAACGGGCGTTTCCTTCGTACCGGGCGAATAGAGAGCAGCGGCGGCGGTAAGTGCTACTTCGATTTGGATAACGACGAGATAGGCGGCGTTATCCGCTTCGTTGGCACGGACGGCAACTACCACGACCTTACCGACGTACAGGAGAAGACCGACGAACTTAAAGACTACATCAACAACACCCTGCCCGGCATATTGGGCGACCTTCAAGGGCAGTTAGACGGAGTTATAGAACAATGGTTTTATGCCGTTGACCCGGCCCCGGAAAATACCGCACCACTTGCAGCCGCAAACGAACCCGCAAAGGAATGGGCGGACGCAGATACCGCCGCAGGGAATAACAACGAGAAAGAAAAGCACTTAGGCGACCTTTACTATAACACAGACTCCGGAAGAGTTTGGCGTTACGTCAAAGGGAAAGTCAGGCCAAAGCCCGGCGTGGCTCTTTCAACGACTGATTATTACTATTGGCAAGAACTTGAAGACACCGAGTTAGCCCAAGCGTTAGCGTTGGCACAGGACGCCCTCGACGCCGCCAACGAAAAGGCTAAAATTTTCGTTTCCACACCTTACACCCCTTATCATGTAGGCGATTTGTGGGTACAGGGAAGCACGGGCGACATCCTACGCTGTAAAACGGAACGTCTTACCGGGGCCTTCAATTCCGGCGATTGGGAGAAGGCAAGCAAATACACCGATAACTCGGCGTTAACGGACTTCATTAATAATAATTTCCTTCCCACCGTCGGCGACATAGAAGACCAGATAGACGGCAAAATAGAAAGTTGGTTTCAGACTACCGACCCGTCTACCGTGTGGACTACGACCGCCAAAAGACGTAAGCACGTCGGCGATATGTGGTATAATGGTTCTACGCATACGTTAAAGCGTTATTCCGAAACGACATATAGCTATACGAACGGACAAACAGGATTAACAGAAACGGGTTATGGTCATTATTGGACTACTATACAAGACCAAAAAGCAATAGACGCCTACGAAGCCGCCAACAACGCACAGGACACAGCCGACCGCAAAAGGCAAGTATTCGTAAGCACACCTTACGGGCCTTACGACATTGGCGACCTGTGGCTACGTTCGTGGACGGATAGCACAGGCGTAGCCCGTAAAGACCTATACCGCGCTATTGCCGCCCGTGCTTCCGGCTACAACGCGAACGATTGGGCGGAAGCCACCTTTTACGACAACACCCAAGTAACCATCGACAAGGGTATTATTACCGCCGGGACGGTGCAGCTTGCCAACAAAAACTCCCAAAGCATTGTAGCCGGAATTACGGGGGGCGAGAGTGAGGCCGCAAACGAAACGGAAGCCCGGAAGGTGAGAATTTGGGCGGGAGCAAGTAAGGCGAATCGCTTTACCGCGCCCTTCCGCGTCCTTCAAGACGGCAGCTTTGTAGCGACGAAGGGAACGATAACAGGAACGATTAACGCTAATTCCGGCACTATTGGAGGCTTTGAGATTGGAAGCGGACGAATAGGAACGGCTGCAAGCAGTACGGCAACGACGGGCAGCGGATTGTCGTTATACGGCGACTTTATTAAGTTCGCTAATTCCTATTGTTGGGCGTCGATAGGCACGAATGTGCTACCCGCTTCTTCGGGTATGGTTGGAGTTGGACGCTTTACCAATTCAACCCCGAACAGTTACGGCACGAACTACGGACTCCTTCTATCCGTTACGGGAGGATTGACAAACATAGCCCTTACAGCAACCGGGGCAATAGTTTCAAACACCTATATAGAAAGTTATGGCTTCCTTAAAATTACCCCGACTATAAATACTTGCCATATTCCCGGCGATATGTCGAAACCTACGCTTTTCCGCGTCTTAGCCAAGTTCACGAACAGCAACAGCGGAATAGGGCTACCGACACGCGGAAGCATTGCCACGGTATTAGGCATCGGGACAAATACGGCGTTCGCCGTCCGCTTCACGATGGTAGTAGACCGAAGCAGCACCCAAACGGGCTACATTACCGGCCGCAATACCTTCGTAAAGAACAGCAACGGCGGAAACGCTATGGACACAAGCCAATATCCTTACAGGCGCAACAATAACGGCGGCTACGAAAGTGGCAAGGCGAATATGGCCGCCGGGGATATTTGCGAATACCTGTTAGTCTACGACGGGAACGGCGGCGAATATAACGCCTATTGCTTGAACTTCCGCACCTAAACGACTGAACCGCGCCGCTATATAGTGTTTTGCTACCCCGGACTTCACGGCTACCGGGGTAACAAACACTTCACGGATATTTAGCGACGTATTAAAGTGATACGATAATAATGTAATTTTGCAGACACCAAAAACGCAGTAACATGACAAACAGGAACGGCGATGTAGTAAGCGCACAAGTTTCGGTAATAGGCGCGGTCAAGTTCGACGGCGGCAACTTCCGAAAAGATACGCCCTTTTGCGTCAAGAACGACGGAGAAGCGGCCGTAGTGCTTGAAGTGAACCTTTGGGGGATGCCCGAAGGCGAATTTATTGCCACGCGCTTTGAAACGGGCTGGAACCCCGAAATAGTCCGAGAGATTAAAGAAACAAGTCAGAAAACCGCCCTTATTTGGGGCTACTAATACACCAACTAACTATGGGTTTAATTATAGCAGCGGGCAACACAAAGCCCGCCTTCCCCTACGATTATTACTACGGCGTCCGCATTAAGACGACCGTAGCCGCTACCACATTGGAGCGAATAGGACGCCCGGAGTTACACACGTCGCTCCCGGTTCAGTCCAAGATGCGCCGCTGTGTGCTTCGTGATAACGGAACGGTAGCCTACTACCTTCACGCCACAGACAGCACCAAGCGCGACACCGGGGCCGCCGCCAACCTTACCGGGGCAGACGGTCAAGTAATGGTAGAAATTCCCAAACACTACCGAAAGTTCGAGTTCGACGGAACCGACCTTATAGCCCTTATTTCCGAGTACCCCCTGCCCGGCTTCCACGAAGTCCCCAAAATGTATCGAAGTGCCTACGAAGCCACGGTAGACCGTACCGTAGCGGCTACGCCTAAGTTGGCGTCCGTCGTCAACACTACCGCCGCCTTCCGTGGGGGCAACAATAACACAGCCTACGACGGAACCTACCGCAGCTTCCTCGGACTTCCGGCTACACAAATTTCCCTTACCAACTTCCGCAACTATGCCCGTAACCGTGGAACCGCCGGGCTTAACGGCAAGGGGTGGAACTGCGACCTATACGCCGCGCAGTTGGCGACCTATTGGCTTTTCGTCATTGAGTACGCCAACCTTAACAGCCAGGCCGCATTTAACGCACAGCCTGACGCCAACGGCTATAAGCAGGGCGGCCTCGGCCCCGGCGTTACGGAAATTTCATCCGGGAATTGGAACACCTATAACGGCTACTACCCGTTCATTCCCTGCGGTACTACCAATTCGCTCGGTAACGCTTCCGGCGTCGTCGATTATACCATAAACAACGGCGCGGGCATTACCCACACCGCCCACGTTCCGAGTTACCGAGGAATAGAAAACCCCTTCGGCCACATTTGGAGTTGGACGGACGGCTGTAAGTGTGAGATACAGAGCAAAGCCGACGGCGGGCTGTCGAAGTTCTACGTTTGCAACGACCCGGCGAAGTTCCAAGACAGCAGCTACAACGACTACGACTACCGGGGCAACTTACCCCGTTCGGAAGGCTACGTTAAGCGCATAATGGCGGGCGAGTACGGCGAGAATATGCCCGTAGAGGTGGGCGGCGGTTCTACTACCTACTTCGCGGACTACTTCTATACCAATATACCGACGTCCGGCACAGCCATGCGTGGCGTTTTGTTCGGCGGGCACGCGAGCATCGGCGCGGGTGCCGGGCTTGCGTACGCGTATACGCGCAACGCGGCTTCGTATACGAGTGCGTACTTCGGCTCCCGGCTTTGCTTTATACCCGCAGCGTAACCCGAACCCCTTACGACAACGAAAACCCGTTAACACGCCCCAACCGCCGCGGCCCGTCTATTCGGCGGTTGGGGTCAATATCAGACCAATAAAATGAGCAACGAAACAAACCCCACACAGGACGACGGAACGCTCGCCTTCTTGAACATTCCGCAGGACGAAAATAACAAGCATTTCAACTGCCACGAAACGACGCAGCAGAAGTTAATTAACCTTTCCTTCTTCGTTCTTGACTTCATCGACGGAGTTAAGACGAAGTTCGGGGCGGAACGCTTTTTAGTGAAGATAAAGCACCCGGACAATAGCCCCGACAAGCCGGGCCAGGAGGAAAAGTTCTTTACCAATTCGACCGAAATAAAGTACGTCCTTCGTGAGATTAAGAAGCGTAACGCCTTCCCGCGAAAAGTAACTATGCGAGCTTCGGGAACGCGCTACTACTTTGAATAAAACGAATTGGGTTGTTTGCCTACGGGCGTTTTGTTCGGCGGGAACGCGAACAACGGCGCGAATGCCGGGCTTGCGAACGCGAATACGAACAACGCGGCTTCGAATACGAATGCGAACATCGGCTCCCGGAATTACTGATAACCTTAGAAATAAGGGCAACATACTTAGAATGGCAAAGACCCCGCCCCACGGCGAAAAATAGTAATTATTAATGGCTTTTGGTAGGCTTCCGCCGAAGAACGCCAAGTAATCAGCAAAGCAAAGAAGTGAAACGACACGGCAACCTATACGGAGAGTTCAGCAGCGCGGACAATATAGACCGAGCCGCCCGGATGTCGGACAAATACAAGCCCGAAAACACGGGCGTAATTTGTTCTTTGCTTGAAAGCGACGCCTTCCAACCGTCGCCGACATACAACGTAACCATCAACGACGGGAAGGAACGGCTTCTTACCATAGTTCCCGAATTTCCCGATAAGATAATACACCGCGCCCTGCTTTTGACCCTTCGCCCGATTTGGGATAAGGTGTTTATTTCCGATAGTTACTGCGGCATAAGAGGACGCGGGCAACTTCCGGCGGCGTTTAAGATGCGCCGTTACATACAGGAAG